CCCCGTTCTCAATGCACGCATCTAGTTGATTTACAAGGGGTTTAAATTGCTCAAAATAAGCTAGCCTATGGTGGGTGCTATATTCTTCCTTGATAAACTCCTTGGATACCACAAATAGCAAGCCAGCCTTAATAATTTTAACCTCAGGGTAATGGGTAAACACACATGCGGCTAATAGCTTTAGCTGTTTAGTATCCGCATATTTTGCCGATTTGCCAGTTTTATAGTCAATGATGCGAGCTTCTTGGTTCTCTCGGTCTAAGATAATTAAATCCGCAATGCCTCTATACCAAACATCTTTATCAAAGAAGTCACAGGGAATTAACCGGTTGTCCGTCGTAAGCTTAACTGCTAACTTGTTTTCACAAAGTTTCTCACCTGAAACTGCCTTAAGCTTATCTAGCATCTCTTGGATATAGGCATACTTCTCGGGTAGGGGTTTACCATCCCTAATATGTTCTTCGGCGGCAAGGTGTAGGTCTTTACCATAGTTCATTGCTTCGGACTCAGGCTCTTTAATATCTTTTGCTATGCGCAAGTGGTAATATTTTTTAGGGCACTGCTCGAATAAAGTGATGCTAGAGTAAGACCATGCAGTCATGATTTGTTCCTGTGGTATGTGTCATTAGGGTTAGCCAACATAGATTTTAACAATTCATCAATAGTACTAAACCATTGAGTCACTTTCATGCCATCATGCTGCATTATCGTAAAGCTCATTCTTTTTCTGCTACTACCGCTGCATTATAAACTTGGGTAGATATATCTAATACGTGTTTGATGTCATTCAAACTTAGCTGACCCATAAGTTGAATTATTTTCATAACAGCTATGTCGTTATCTAAAGGTGTTGGTTTAACTATAGCTTCAATCATTCTTCCTCCGTCGGTATCCAGCTTTTAATATTAGTACTCATCAATCTAATTTCTGCTGAAGCGTTTAGACAATGGTCATACGCTTTTTGAAAGTCACGCTTAAGTAAGGCTTCGTGTGTTTCTTTAATTTGGTTTAATGCTTCTAAATAATATGTTGAGTAATCCATTACTTTTCCTTAAGTTAAATCTACAAAACCAAACTGGCTAGTAGGTACGTCATAAAACATTTCGCCTTCTGCAACTTTAAAGTTCCGTACCTCCTTAATAGGGTAATCTTTAATTTTGTTTGTTTCTATCCAATAGGCGTGTTGCATATCCCTTGTAAGAGCAAAAAATAATACCTTGTCACCAAAGAACTTAGTCTTTCTTTCAGGTACATGGATAGTAGAATACGGACAGTTAGGACTCCATTGCCTTACTTCAACTTCGGCTGTGCCAATCAACCTATCACCCTTAAGAATCAGTAGGTCAACTCCGTACTTGTCAGGATTAGGCTGTACCGTTACGTCACAAGTTCTTTCTAAATACTTCTCCACCGCTTCTTTAGCTGGCGCATCATACTTATCATGGAGGTCTTGCTCGAACGCTTTTCTAACCACTAACAATCTCCGTAACTTTGTCCGTAACCAGCTTCACAATTCACTGGTAAACCTTTTGCCCAATCAGGTGTCCATTGCATACACTCCATCACATATGCCATAGCTTCCTTAACTTCATCCTCAGGCGCTATACAAGCTATCGCATCATGTACTGTTAATACGGGCTTGTACTTCTTAGCTATCCTCAACATCTGTTCTCCGATAATACAACGAGCAAGGGCTTGGCAAATGTTCTCTACCAGCTTCCCTCCGTATATTTTAACAGAGCCACGCCTAGCATCATATACGTATTGCTCACCATCGTCAGTACGGATTTTCCTCAAATTTGGATAGCGTTGGTAGAGTCCGTTGGGTAATAGTATTCCGTCTGTACCATGCACTTCTACACAGCCATTACCAAACGGGGTACTTTGGTTCTTGACCATCGCCTCGATTGCGTGTCGCCCTGCTGTCCACAATAGCGGGATTTTTGAATAAGTTTGACGGTACACTTGAATGATATGGATAGCTTCCGATTCCGTAATTTCCGTGCCAAAGGTTTTGAGCTGTACCCCAAACTTCTTAGCCCCCATGCCGTACCCAGCCCCAAGAATCGTGGTCTTCCCGACAAACCTCTCGTTAGAAGAAACTTCACTAGATTCCTTTGAGTAGATGGCGCTCGCCATAATCTTGTAGACATCTTCGCCATTTTTAAAAGCCTCCGTTAAATCATCTTGTCCTGATAACCAAGCCAGCATCCGTGCCTCAATCTGCGAGGAGTCGCTATCAATCAAGCAGTAGTCCTCAGGTGCTTTGATAGAGAACTTTAGCTTGTTGGCGTTCTTGCCACGACTAGGTAAGTTTTGTAAGTTAATCTTATCTGCGCCACCCCACCGCCCTGTATGAGCCGCATAGTATTGCAAGGGTACTGGCATCAACCCCCGACTAGCAATGCTCATAAACCTCTCTGTGCGTGTCTCTTCAAGGGTAGACTTGTTACCTAGCCTTGCCGCAACTAGGGTCTGTACCCGTAGGTCTTCATGCTCCAGTAGGGCTTTGAACTCCTCATCTGACTTAGCCATAGCCAGCGTTTCCTTACCTGTCATTAAAGATATTTTGGTAGGTGGTTCTACGCCCAGGCCCCGTAACATCTCCGCAAACTTTAAGTTAGACATCAGGTCATCACGAGTCTCAACCCCAGCTTCTTCCAAGAGTAGTTCCTTGCGGTACTTAACCTCGGCTAGGTGTTGGCGTAGGAGGTTTGTATCTAGGGTTAGGCTTGGCTCGGAGAACATGCGGATTGTGAGGTCAATTAGTTTGAGTTCCGATAGCTTGAAATGAGGGGCTAGCTTTTTGTACAGCTTAGATGTCAGCTCCACATCGTTCTTGCAGTACTCACCATACTGAGCAAGGTCTTGCACCTCAAAGTCTTCCAAGCGTTTACCCCGAGCATCAACAACCTCTGTGCCTTTAACGCCCAATTCGTAGAATAAAGACAGCTTCGCTAAGCTATTACCAACCTCTGTGCCATGAATAGCACGAGCCATACTCAACGTATCCAGTATCGCTTTAGGTACAATGTTATAACGCCAGCTAAGAATTGCAGCGTCAAACAAAGCATTATGGGCAAGGAGAGCACTACTAGACCAGTCAAAAGTACCCAAAAAGCTAGCAACTCCAGCATCGTCCCCAGTAAACCATATTGTTTCTTCTTCATTTACTCTTACTCCTACTCCAATGGTTTGAAACAATGGGCTTCTGATGTATTCTTCTGTCGTTAATTTACTAAGGGAAAACTGTTGGTCATAGTATGTTTCAAAGTCTAGGCTAATTATGTCCATATTACCTTGTAGGTGGGGCTGGTGGAGGGGGTGTATATGGTGGTGGCGGTGGGGGGAATGTAATGATTGTGCCTTCCTGCACCCCGCCCGGACTTAAAATTATAACTACGTCTGCTTTAGCTTCGTGCATAAACAAGAAGCCTTCAATCAATAGCCCTACAAATACGCAAGCTACTGCTATCCAATACATGTGATCTTTATTCATCATTTTTCTTCCTCGTTCTTTTAACTGCTACGATACCTGATTCTTCTTTAGGGTTACGGGCTTTGAGCATATGGTCAGCCGTAGCCCAAGCTTCTTTTGCATCATCGGCTTTATTACTAAGGATGTTCCCCCTAATAACTATTCCAACCATAGCAAACATAGCAAAACAATCTCTCAGGTCTTGTTCGTTCACTCGTCCTCCCAACTCACAAGCGTAAACCCTTTATGTTGGACTATATCAAGCACGGAATTGCACCCCATTTCACATTTAAAATGGATACGAATACCCTGCCTACGTAAACTTGGATTTTTAGACATGTCCCTGTCCACAGAAATCGAACCTGTTCCAGCAGAGGTATGGATGTGCGACCCGCTTTCGTCTTCCCCCCTATCAAAGACTTCAACTAAACCTTGGTGCATCCACTCTCCCTCGCATTTAGGGCAAAGTAATTCATCACGCTCGTATTGACCTTCACCTATTCCTAATTTAATCATAACCCATCCAACCCATCGTGCCATGTCCAACCCAAGATAACCCCATGAGTAAAGCGTTTCCATAAGCTAGGCTTGTGGTCTGCTGGGTGTTTAACAATCCCACCATGCGCCGACCAGTACCCGATTGGTTTTGGGACTACAAAAGTTCTATACTTCACGCCTGTTGCGCCTTGAATAATCTCGTCACTCATTTTTTTTCTCCTTCTTAACTGGTTTCTCTTGTGCCTCTCTATGGGCTTGCATTACTTCGGCACTTAATATACTTAGCTTTTCTTCTTGCGCTTCAATCATTTCTACTACTGCCCAAATAGCACCACTCTCAGGGTCAGAGCATACTTTTTCAGCTACGATCTCAGCTACATCCTTAATACTACTTAGCTTGTAACTAATTTCTTCAATCTTACAGCTTATCTCCCATAGCCCCATCATCTTTTCTCCCTTGCTATATCCTGAACTGCTTTATACCCCGCAATAACTTCAGGGTAAGTTTCGGCTGTCCATTTAATTATTTTTTCCAAGCCGTCTATTCGGTCTTGTAGTGCCGTAACATACCCCGATATATTAGCCGACCACCCTTGGATTTGAACTAAGTTATCTTTGAGAGCGTTAGCACTTATATACTCATCATCCCCATTAAAAGCTGTTGTAGTATTTAGTTTTAAATACCCCATGCTCATTTGTTCACCTCATCACAACGTTCAATCAGAGCCGCATAACCACATACGTCTACTAGATTATCTCTATGGCTTGGGTCATTGGCAAAGCGTGCAACTTTTACTAGCATCATCATTGCGGCTACATCTTTAGCAGTAACATTAAAGTTACCATCGTCCATGTTGTTCATGTACGCAGTCCACATACTAGCAATGGTCTTAAGGTTCT